ATGCTTCTTATAAGTATTGTCCTTTCTGCGGAAAACCATATGAAGGTTAGGAGGGATTCAATGAACGATATTCAGATTTTCAGCAACGAACAATTCGGACAAGTAAGAGTAATCACTAAAGATGGAGAGCCTTGGTTTGTTGCAAAAGACATTGCCAATATATTGGGCTATTCAAGTTCTAGAAAAGCAATTTATGACCATGTTTACACAGAAGATAAGGGCGTAACGAAATGTGACACCCTTGGAGGAAGTCAAGAATTAACAACAATTAATGAAAGTGGATTATATAGTTTGATTTTTGGTTCAAAGATGGAAAGCGCAGCAAAATTTAAAAGATGGGTAACAAGTGATGTACTTCCATCAATAAGAAAACATGGAATGTATGCAACAGATGAACTTATAAATAATCCAGACTTGCTAATAGCAGCAGCAACCAAGATTAAGGAAGAAAGACAAGCAAGGCTTGAAGCTGAAAAGCAAAGGGACAAGTTAATCCACCAAAACAAGCTATATACCACAAGTTAGATTGCAAAGGAACTAGGGTTAAAGAGTGCCAATAAACTTAATCAACTACTTGCAGAAAAGAAAATCCAGTACAAGCAAAATAAGACTTGGTTACTTTATTCCAAGTATGCAGATTGTGGCTATGTAAGTATCAAGCAAGACATTTTAGATAGCGGACATATTATCTACGATAGGAAGTGGACAGGCAAAGGAAGGGACTTCATATTAAATCTATTTAAGGAGGTGAAATAAATGACAGAGGAATTAGCAAGAGATAGCCAGGGTAGATATGCTTATAACCCAGAGTATTTCGGCAAAACTGGTACACCTTATTCGCAAGACGACCATGATTATTTAGTTAAATGGTATGACAAAATTCCGCTTGATGAAATGGCATTTGAGCTTGAGAGAACACCAACAAGTATAGAAGCTAGAATGAGGTACTTAAAGAAAAACGGATTGTTATACACTTACAAAGCACCAGCACCAAAGCCACTAAGATACAAAGATATTAAATCTCAAATAGACACAGTAGTGGCAAAGTATTTTAATGGAATACCACTAAATATTATTTTAGAAAAAAATAAGGCTAATGCTTAAGCACCACCAAAAGCAAATAGCCAAAACCAAATAATCAATATTAATTATACCAAATAAAATCAACAAATATCAAGAGGAGTGATTTATTAATGAGTAATATTAAAGGTTATAAAGTTTTTAATCCCGATTGGACTTGCAGAGGGTTTCAATATGAAGTAGGTAAGACATTCGAACATGATGGAAATATAGAGTTGTGTGGCAGTGGCTTTCACTTTTGCCAAAAAGCTAGTGATTGTTTCAATTACTATGATTTTAATTCAAATAATAAGGTTGCAGAAATTGAAGCACTTGATCTAGTTGAAACAGAAGGTAATAAGTCAGTTACAAATAAAATTCATATTATTAGAGAAATCCCATGGCAAGAATTATTGACTATTGTAAATACTGGTAAAGACTGTACTGGACTAGAAAACACAGGGAACTGGAACACAGGGGACTGTAACACAGGGGACAGGAACACAGGGAACAGGAACACAGGGAACTATAACACAGGGAACTGGAACACAGGGAACTGGAACACAGGGGACTGTAACACAGGGAACAGGAACACAGGGGACTGTAACACAGGGAACTGGAACACAGGGAACAGGAACACAGGGAACTATAACACAGGGAACTGGAACACAGGGAACAGGAACACAGGGGACTGTAACACAGGGAACTGGAACACAGGGGACTGTAACACAGGGAACTGGAACACAGGGGACTGTAACACAGTTGATTTCTCTAATGGTGTTTTCTGTACTAAAGAAGATACAATAAAGATTTTTGACAAAGAAAGTAATATGACATTAAGAGAGTGGAGAGAAAGTAGAGCAAGAAGAATAATAGCTTGGAATATGGAAACAACAGTGTGGATTTATGAAAGTAGCATGACAGAACAAGAAAAAGAGCAATACCCATCATATAAGACCACAGGCGGTTACTTGAAAGTATTTACTTATGAAGAAGCTTGGAAGAACCTTTGGAATAGTATTACAGACGAAGAAAAACAAGAAATAATTAATATTCCAAACTTTGATAAGAACAAGTTCAAAGAAATCACAGGAATAGAAATATAGGGAGGTTTTAGATATGAGTAAATTTAAAGTTGGCAATAAGGTAACAGGCGTGAATCTAAACCAATGCATGTATGGTAAAAAGGCAAGGGTTATAAAGATAGTAAACTTTTGTGGAATGACAGGTTATATTTTAGATGAATTTCCTGTGATTAAATGGTGGGAAGACGAATTAAAGCTAATAGAACCAGCAACAGAAGAGTTCACCTTCGAGGAAGTAATAGCAAGGATTAAAGAAGGGGAAGTTTATCAAAACAGCTTAAGTAGTATATCTAAGATAGATGGATGTATAGAAGTTGTCAGCATTAATAGAAGTGGTCGCACTATTCCAAAAGGTGAGGAATATATTGTGAGATTTGAAACTAATAACTATAAACTAGTTCCTAAAAAGAATAATTATTTACTATTTGTAGTAGAACACAAAGAAGGTGGAAAGAGATACTTATTCAGAAGCGATTTAGACCATACTTTAGACGATATGGTGGTATGCGATACTTGCCAAGGTAAGTCTTACGGAAAGATGATTAAGGTAGTTACTAAGGAACTTACAGAAGAAGAATACAAGCAATATAAACCAATAGTAAAGATAATCTCTAAAGGTTGTCCGTTCTAGGGGGTGCGATATGGAATTGCCAAGTTGTATGTATGACTACAGACACGAAAACCCACAAGCTAAGAAAATATATACTTGCAGTTGTTGCGGATATGGAATTTATATAGGTGATGCTTACTGGAATATATCGGGGCAGATAATCTGTGAGGAATGTATAGAGCATCTAAAAAATGAAGCAGAGGAGGGGTAAAAATGTACGAAAATTGTAAATTACAAAATATAAAAACTATACTAGCTTGTTATGGCGATAAGATGACAGATAAAGAACTTACTCAAATAGCAATTAGAGTAAATGCAGCTAAAGAGAGAATTGATAGGGAGGAAAGAAATAATGACAGATAAAAATAAACAGTTGTCAGCTTTAGATAAAGAAATGATTTTTAATGTAGCTGGGGAAGAAGTAAAACTTACTGCTAACATAGTTAATCAGTTTATAGCAAAGGGTAAGCCACTTACTCAACAAGAAGCTGTAAACTTCATGCAACTTTGCAAATACAGAAAGTTAAATCCATTTGTTAATGAAGCATATCCAATTAAGTTTGGTAATGAACCAGCAACCTTCGTTGTAGGTGCAGATGCTTTTAAAAGAAGGGCGGAAGAAAATCCAAACTTTAAGGGGTTTGAAGCTGGAATAATAATTCAAAGAGATAAAGAGATCATGGAATTAGAAGGTGAATTCAAGTTACCTAATGACATTTTATTAGGTGGCTGGGCAAAGGTTTATACACAAGATAAAGAAAAGCCTTATGTATCTAAAGTAAGTATGGCAGAGTACGGAAAGAACCAAAGCACATGGAAGTCAATTCCTTGCACAATGATAAGAAAGGTTGCATTAGTTCATGCCCTTAGAGAAGCTTTTCCAAATGATTTAGGAAGCCTTTATATCGAAGATGAAATGAATAGCAAGTTTTCAAGCAAGGGTCAGTCAGTAACACCAGAAAGCAAAAGCCAACTAGAAAAGGAACTTGAAGAAGAAGGAGTTATTCAAGAAGCAGACTTCCAGGAGGTTCAAGAATGATAACTTGTACTATTAAACCTAATAGCCTGTGTGATAATTGCGATAGGGTAATGCCTTACACAGTTAATTACCAATTTGCTACAGAGCAAGGGAATAAGTTCACAGAAGTCGATTTGTGTGAGGATTGTGCTAATGCTTTAGGTATATTAAAAGAAATTACATTTGAAGGTAAGCCACATAGGTACTATAAGGACGATTTTGAGGAAGTGAAGGAATAATGAAAATTAACAAAGATAATTATTACTCATCAGAAGCCGATTTAAGCACCATGTCAGTGAGCCAATATAAGTTATGGCTAAAGTGTGAAAGACAAGCCCTAGCGAAGATTAGAGGGGAATACAAGGCATTGGAAACAGATGCCTTCCTCCTTGGTAAATACGTACACGTGTTTAGTGAGGGGACACTAGAAAAATTCAAGGAAGAAAATCCAAGTTTGTATTCCAGCCAAGGCAAAACCAAAGGACAGTTAAAATCTACTTTCAAGGTAGCTGAAACAATGGTCAAGGCATTAGAAAAGGATAAAGCTTGCATGAAGTTCCTGGAGGGGGAAAAGGAAGTAATAATTGAAGGTGAGTTGTTCGGAGTTCATTGGAGGGGCATGGTTGATGTACTTAACTTAGAAAAAGGGTTCTTCTCCGACTTAAAAACTACCCAAGGTATTCACAAGAAATATGGTGGATTAACTTTCATAGAGCATTACGGATATATAGAACAAATGGCGATATATAGGGAGTTAATTAAGCAGCAGTTTGGTAAAGACTTAATACCTTACATTGTAGCAGTTGAAAAGAATGATAACCCACTAAAGGCAATCGTGAGGGTTGATGAATATTACACCCAGCCAAAGCTGTCGGAAATTGAGTTTAATCTCGAAAGAATAATGCAAGTCAAGAATGGCGAGGTTGAACCAATAGGTTGTGGAGAGTGTGATTATTGCAGAAAGAACAGTAAGGTTACACAGATTTTAAGTATAGAAGATTTGTAGGAGGGGTTTAAATGAAAAATTATGCAAATGCTAATGGTTTAAAAGATACAGGAATTAAGCCACATCAAATACTTGTAGCATCAACAAGTGAACCAGATTACGAAATGTACAGACAAATACTACTTGTAGATGTTGACGGATTAGAATATGGCGAATACTTACTTTTAGAAGGTGGACATTGTAGTTGTTATGACTTTGACGAAACAGATTGGCATGGAACTATCTACACAAAGGGAGAACTAATCAAACTGGCAGAAGCTGCTTACAACGAGAATGATGTGTTTTGGAAACAAGTATTAGAACAAATGTAAGGCGGTGATAATTTGGCAGATGTACACAAATCTTATTATGCAATAATACCAGCCAACATAAGGTACGATTCAAGCATTACCCCTAATGCAAAGTTGCTATACGGAGAGATTACCGCGCTTTGCAATGAAAAAGGGTATTGCTGGGCAAACAATGAGTATTTTGCATCACTATACGGGGTCAGTAAAGTATCAATATCCAAATGGATAAGGCAACTAGTAGAGAAGGGATATATTTATTCTGTATTGGAGTACAAGGAGGGTACTAAAGAAATCTTAAATAGGTATTTAACAATTGTTAATGACCCTATTAAAGAAAAGTTTAATACCCCTATTAAAGAAAAGTTTAAAGATAATAATACATTAATTAATAATACATCTAATAATAAAAAAGAAAAAAGAAAAACTGAATTTGATTTATTGATAGAAGGATATACAGAAGATTTACAGTTAAGAAATACAATATATGAGTTTCTAAAGATGAGAAAGGCAATAAAAGCGCCAATGACAAGTAATGCTCTTAAGTTAATGCTTAATAAATTGGATAGATTAGCACCTAAGGACATTCATTGTGATTTAAGGATTTCGATACTAGAACAAAGTATTATGAACTCCTGGAAGGGAATATTTGAACTTAAAGAAGAGCTTAAAAAGAAAGTAGTTCCGGAGGATAGACACTATGGATTTGATGGCTAATGAAGAAATTGAACAAAATGTACTTGGTGCGATATTGGTTGATAGCAGTTTATTCTATAAGATTTTAGACTTGAATGAGGAAGTATTCTATTCTACTGCACATCAGACTTTATTTAGAGCCTTTAAAAGCGTTTCTAAGGAGTTTCAGAAGATAGACATAGGATTAGTCGGGAATTATATTAAAACCTTTCAGCCGAAGGGATTGAGCATCTCATACGTGTCTAATTTAATGTTATCTATTCCAAGTACAAGTAACTTTGATGAATACCTGGATATATTAATAGACTTGTACCAAAAGCGAGCGATAAGAAAGCTATTTCAAAAAGTGGACTTTAAAGAAAGCAGCAACATAATAAAAGAAAAGTTACTAGGTGCTTTAAATAATGTGTACCAGCAAAAAGCTAAGGATATAAACACCGGCGAAATGGTTATGAATAGATTAGATTCGATTCTATCCCACGAAGAAAGAAAAGGACTTAAAACAGGATTTTGGGCGATAGATAATAACTTAAAAGGCTTTCATGGTGGGGAATTAATAACAATAGCAGCTAGATCACAAGTTGGAAAAACCACTTTTGCAGTAAATGTGTTCACTTACATGGCTTTGTATGGATATAAACCACATTATTTTAGCTTAGAAGTACCACGAGAAGAAGTGTTAAATAAAATGCTTTCTTTACAGAGTGGAATTGAAAGTAAATATATAAGATTTAACAACGTACCGCAAGAAGATGAGGAAAAACTGGTACAAGTTGGTTCAATACTGGCTGGTAAAAACTTTTATATTCGTGATGATAGAAGCGATATTGAAGCGATAACAATGAAAATAAGGGAAGAAGTAATAAATAACAACTTAGATATAGCATTTATTGACTTAATTAATAGAGTTACTACCAAAGAGAAAGCTGGAACTAAGGCTGAATACATTGGAAACATAACAAGAAGGTTAAAATTACTTGCTATGGAGTTAAATATTCCAATAGTAATCATGGCTCAAATTAATAGGACAGTTGATAAGCAAGTAGATAAAAGACCAACGTGTGCCGATTTAAAAGAATCTGGAAGCATAGAAGAAGATTCGGATGTAATAATCGGACTTTATAGGGACCCGAGGTTATCAGATGCGAACTATAGAAGGGATAACAAAATAGAAGCTGATTTTACCAGTGATAATCCGGATAAAAATCCAGAACGTATAGAAATGATTTTTATGAAGTCCAGATATACAGGAAATGGAACAATTCCACTAAGATATTCGGGAAATATAAATAAAATATCAGATGTTTATTAAAAATAGGAGGAATTTATGGATAGTTACTTATCAAAATTGGCTGAGTTGATAAAAGAAGGTAAAACCAATAAGGAAATAAAGGATGAATTTTGGGTTAATGATAGTCAATTAACCTATATGAGAAACAAGTTAGGGATATTCACTAAAAATAATAGAAAGAGGGTATAAAAATATGAATAAATGTGTATTAATTGGCAGACTTACTAAAGACCCAGAACTTAAGTTTTTAGCTGGAAGTGGAAAAGCAAATTGTAGATTCACAATAGCAGTAAATAGAGAATACAAGAAAGATGAAACTGATTTTATTAATTGTGTGGCGTGGGGGAAAACCGCTGAAACAATTAGTCAATATATGACTAAAGGTAGACAAATTGCAGTATCGGGAAGTATAAGAACAGGAAGCTTTGATAAGCAAGATGGCACAAAGGTTTATACAACAGATGTTAATGTAGATCACTTTGAATTTGTTGGTGGTAAGAATGAGGGACAAGCTACCCAAGGTGGCAATCAGCAAAGTTTTAATGATGATATAACTCCTGTGGATGATGATATGATGCCATTCTAAATGGAGGTGAAAAAATGGGATATTCTCACGGAAGAAAATGGAGCCATAGCGATATGGTTAGGGAAGTGCATAACGTTATGCATAGTCTAAACATAAAAAGAATGCCTACAAAAAGCGAATGTGATTTAGTAACTGGCAACTATGGATTGAGTAATGTAATAAAAAGACGTGGCGGGTTTGATTGGTTAGCACATCACTTAGGACTTAGCCAGAAGGATAGTGAAACGAAATTAGGGTTAGGTGGAGAGTTAAAAATAAAAAAACTTCTTGAAAATAAAGGCTATCAAGTAGAAAAAATGAGTTTAAAACATCCATATGATTTACTTGTTAATGGGAATATAAAAATAGACGTAAAAACATCTAATAAATATATAAGTCCTAAAGGATGGGCAAGTTATTCTTTTAATCTTGAAAAGAGTAATCCAACTTGTGATATATATGTGTTTATATGTGAAGATGATAATAAGATTTTAGTAATACCAAGTAAGTTTTTAAGACAAACTCAATTATGTATTACTGATAAAAAAAGCAAGTATGACGGATTTAAGGACAAGTGGGAGTATGTAGAAGTATACAACAAGTTCTACAAGTGGTTAAGCTAATGGAAACTCAAATAAGTTTTTGGGATTTACCTAGAATAAGATTCATTGAAGATGATTCAGACCTTCATAGCAGCTTTGTTAAAGGTTCAGAACATGAGTATTTATTTGAACATGAAAACAACTATATTATCAAGGTGAATGGTGTTTACTATGGTCCATTAAAAAGCCAATGCGTGAAGGTATAGTTAAGTAGTAATTGCAAGAAAGCACGACATAACTGAATATGGGTTAAGTTTATAAGCTTAATATAGGACAAGTTAATAACATAGGCTTAACTCTTTATTATCATATGAAAATCAAGTGAGAAGGAAGTGATTAGATGAAAATTATCAAAGTTAAAGGAATTGACTGCCCTAGCAAATACTTAATAGAAGTAAATGGGACATACTTATTCGCTAATAATAAAGAAATTGCAGAGAAAAGCAGTGCTTACATTCAAGGTTACGAAACGAATTTAGAACCAAGAATAGAAAAGTTTTTAGATAGATTTATAGGACGTGATAGAAAATGAGGTATAAGTATTCAGATTCAGAATTGAAAAAACTTCTTAAAAATCTTTGTATTGTAATTGACACTAGGGAACAGGTTAATAAGCATATTACGGATTATTTTGATAAGAAAAAGATTAAGTATAAGGTTAGAAAACTAGACCAAGGGGATTACAGTTGCTATATCGAGAGCAACGAAGAAACTCAACCTTTAGGAGTGGCAAGGGATTGGTATTTTGATAATCAGATAGCCATAGAACGTAAAAACTCGGTAGATGAATTAATCCAGAGCATCAAGGATAGAGATAGGTTTGAAAATGAATTTGCAAGGCTTAAGATGTACGGAATAAAGGTCCATATGATAATAGAGGATAAGGATTTTTATACTAAGTTGGCTACTGGTGACTATAGAAGTGAGTATAAGAAAGAAAGTGCAGTTGCTAGTTATGAAACTTTAATATCCAGGTATGATATATCGGTTCAAGGACACGAAAAAAGGGAAGTCGGCTACAGAATACACAAGATTTGCTATTACTTTGTAAGGGAACTTATTAAAAACATAGGGTACATGGAGGGAGGAAAATAATGATAGATTACAAAAAGGCACTGGAACTTAAGCAAGGTGGTAAGCTATTAAAAGAAATTATGGAAGAATTAAATATAGATGTTAAGTATAAGACATTTCAGAGGGCATTGTATGAGTATGAAAAGACAGGGCATGAAAGAGAATTTAGAAAAATAGAGAGCTTAGATGCAGACCTTCGAGAAGTGGTTTTAGAAGCGATTAGAAAGGGGACAACCTTAGAGGAATTAGAATACCAAGGAGTGAGCAAAAGGGTGTCTAAGGCTCTGATAGAGGACTTAAAAGAAGAAGGGTATGAGATAGGTGAGGTAAACGGAACAATATCCATACTGAAAACAGTAATAGGTCCAGTTGAGGAACATAAGGAAGAATGGAATGGTGAGGAAGAAATAATATTTGGGGTTGTATCAGATACCCACTTATGCAGCAAGTACCAACAGATAACATTCCTTAATGAAGCTTATGACAAGTTTAAGGAGTTAGGAATTAAGAAGGTTTACCATTGTGGGGATATATCGGACGGATTTTACAAGAATCGAGATCAACAGATTTATGAAATATTTAAGTTTGGGGTAGATGAACAAGCAGAATATATCATAGAAAATTACCCTAAGAGAGAAGGCATAACCACAGATTTTATAATAGGAAACCATGATAACACCGCGATTATCAATGGAGGGGCAAATATCGGCAAAATGATTACCAGGGAAAGAGAAGATATGAATTATCTAGGTCATAGTTTTGCCAAAGTGTGGCTAACACCAAAGTGTGACATGGATTTAGTTCACCCTATAGATGGTTCAGCATATGCACTTTCATACAGTGGTCAAAAGTATTGTGATAGCTTAAGCGGTGGGGAAAAGCCAAAGATTATAGCTATGGGACATCATCACAAATTCTTCTATATGTTCTACAGGAATATTCACTTTATAGAAGTACCAACCACCCAAGCGCAAACTCCATTTATGAAGGGTAAGAAGTTGCCAGCTTATACAGGAGCGTTAATTTGTAGGTTAAAGGTAGATGCAGAAGGAACTATAAAGAATTTTAATGTTGAATTATTACCACTATATAAAGCTTTAGAAAATGATTTTTAAGAGGGGTTAAGTCCCCTCCAAGGAGGTAAATATGAAAAAATTTATTGAAACTATATATTTTAACAGAGAAAAAGAAGAAAACTGGGACATTGAAAAAAAGGGGGAAGAATTAGGATTCGAAAGTCCACAAGACTTGGTTTATCTAGGATATGAAGTTTGTATGGAAGTTGAAGTGTGCGAGAATTTATCTCACAAGGTATTAAGAATTAATGGTTGTGATGTGTCAGAAAAAAATATTTATGTATAGGGAGGGGCAATCAATGAAAGTCGAATTGAGTAATCAAGAATTAAAGGATATATACGGTTGCATAGGTGCAGTGATATTAAACAATTCAGCAATAATAGATAAGCAAAATAATAGCGGGAAGAAATTTAATAATAGGTTAGAAGAAGAAAATATAAGACTAATGAAATTAACACCTAAAGTATTCAAATTAATAGATTGGGGGAATAATTAATGACTTTAGAAGAGTTTAAGGAACTTGCAAAGACTGTTACTAGAAAAGAGTTTTTAACTAATAGTGAGGGGAGAACTGATGAAAACTTTCAGCCTAAGGACTTGCCCGAAATAGATTGTCCTTATAATTATAATTTACCGGATTCAGATTGCTATATAACTTGTAAGGAATGTTGGGAAAATGCAGTAAAAGATATTAAGTTCAAAGATGATATAGAAAAAGAATTAATTGAAGGAATGAATAAGCAACCAATTATTGTTTCTGATAGCGTTAATCATCCTTCTCATTATACTCATGGCAAAATAGAAACCATAGATAAAATAGAAGATGTATTGGGACTGGAAGGATTTCAAGCTTACTGTGTGGGTAATGCTATTAAGTATTTAGATAGATACAAGTTAAAGAACGGATTCGAGGATATAAAAAAGGCTAAGAGATACTTAGAGTTTTATATTGAGAAAACGGAGGGGAAAGAATGTTAAAAGTATTAAGATTTACTATGGCTACATTGGCAACAATGTTAATTATTCTTTTAATATTTGCTACAGTTGGAATAGAAGATGTTACTCTAATACACAAGTTAATTGTTTATATAGGGAGTCCTTTGGGTGGATTGATTTACATTAACATAGATAAGGAGTGATTGTATGGACAGAAAGGAAATTCAAGATAGAATAGAACAGAATAAAAAGGCTTTGGCTGATTTGGATAAGAAGTATTTAAAGGCCTTTGCGCCAGAAGGGTATAAGTCTGGGACAAGCTATAACGACTATGACACGATACATGGAAGCAGAAAAGCCCCACGAATTACAGAGTACTTTGAGGAACGTAAAAAGATATTAACCTTAATAGAATTAGATGAGGGATTGCTAGATAAGGTTGATATGGTAGATGTAGATGAAGAAGAATATTTAAAAGTGTTAGATACCAATGTTAAAAAGGTTAAGTTCCTAAGATGCGTTAAGAGATATACACAAAAGGAAGTAGCTGAAAAGCTAAGAATATCAGAACAGACAGTAAGAAGGATTGAGAAAGAGATAAAGGAGGGAAGAAATGAGTAAATATGTAATGAGTGATTTACATGGTTGTTATGACGAGTTTATTTGGATGTTAGAGTTGATTAATTTCAACTCTTCTGATGAATTATATATTTTGGGAGATATATTTGATAGAGGACCAGAGCCATTAAAAATATTAGATTATGTAGTGGCTAATAAAAATATAACTTTACTTAAAGGAAATCATGAAAAGATGTATGAAGAATATTATGAAAGTGGTGATGCTTCACTTTGGTATTATAACGGAGGTCAAACCACACACAATAACTTGATGAAAAAGGACTATATATATCTAGATAACTTATATAAATACATTAAAAGATTACCCATAGTAAAAGTTGTAGATAAGTTTATTTTAGTGCATGCTGGATTATATTTCCCTAAAGATTTTGATTGCTTGAAATTAGAAGAGTTTTTAAATCAAGAAGAAGATGTATGCTTATGGGATAGAAGTAATATAGGAAATGAAAAACAATATAAAGATTATACAATTATTTGTGGTCATACTCCAGTGCAAGTTATTAATAATAGTAATGATGATGTAAGGATAAAAAAGGCTTATGGGACACTATATATTGATTGCGGATGTTGCTTTAAACAAGCAAATGGAAAACTAGCTTGCTTAAGGCTTGATGACATGAAAGAGTTTTACATATAAAGCACGAGGTAAATGAAAGTTAATTGGTAGCCTAATGTAAGCTAATTGGTAGGTGGTTGATAGTTGCTATTGTTTTTTAGTGTGTTATAATGGTATTAAGTTAAAGTGTAAGATAAGTCGAGGGGTTAAGTTCTCTCGGCTTTTTGTTATGCTTAAAAATAGCAGTAGGTTGTTTAGTGGGTTGGAGTTATAAGGGTTTACCAACGTGTCAGTAAGGGAGTGGAAGGCTGATGTATAAAACTACTGGAGGTGAATGGGTTGGAGAGATATATCAAGAAAGTTTTGCTATTTGGCAAGGATGAAAAGAATAACGAGTGTATTTGCAGTTTCTTTAATCCTAGTTGCCAAAAGGGTTATAACGGAGAATGTGAAGAAGTAGAATGCACCATAGATAGATTTGGTGGTATCAAAGAGTGCTTCAAGAATAATAAACGAGATCATGCTAAAAGTGATATATAGTGTTGGATTGTTGGTAGAAAGGAGGTAAGTATAAAATGGCTTTAACGGATAAACAAAGAGAAGCTATTGAATATATCGTAAAAGGTGAAAACATTAGTAATGTTGCCAAATTAGTAAAGGTTAATAGAACTACTATTTACGAATGGATGAAGAAAGAAGAATTTAAGAGTGAAGTAGACAGGCTTACAACAGAGATAAAAAATGGAGTTAAACAAAAGATTAATGCTAAAATAGATTCAGTGCTTGACCAAGTGTACAAGATAGCCACTACAAGCAAGAGTGAGAAGAATAAGCTAGATGCCTGTACTTATCTGCTAGACCAGGCGCTGGGAAGGGCTACAAGCAAGGTAGCTGATGTTACGGACAAGGAAACAGATAATGCTAAGGTTGACCTAGATAGCGAGATGAAAGACCTCGATAATGTGGTTGATTTCGGCAAAGTTAAGGCGAAATAATTTAATACTTCGCGTAGAGCAACGCGAAATAATAAAAATAACGCCAAAAGTTTAGTGTTGGTAAACAAGGTTGTGGCTATTCTCAATAGATTCTCAACAAGGAATGAGAGTATCACTAGCTTAGAGTGTTACAAAAATTACTTCGTGAAATTGATTATTTAGCGAAATAATTTACTGTGTGATAGTCTACTCCTAGATAGACCCCGGTAGGTTCTAATTTGCCACTCTCTCTAGGGCGGTGCTTTAGCTATATAATTTTTATAATAATTTTTCAAACTCGAAAGGAATGAGTGTTTTGGATGATTTCCATAAAGCAAATACTAAGAAAGTTACTTCTTATGATTTAAATGCTAAATGTGTATGTATAAAATCCAAAAACAAAAAGAATATGAAACGATTATGCAATAAGAAAGCTAGAAGAGAAACCAATATGATTATAATGGATGAATTTGCATTTAAAGATTAGCAAATAAGCTAGTCTTTTTATTTTGCCTATCTACCAAGTGTAGAAAAGGACTCCGGAATACTTAATGAGTAATCCGGTTTTTTATGGAAAGTTGTCCGAGAGGTTTAAGGTGCTTGTTTGCTAAACAAGTGATGTGAAAGCATCCACGGGTTCGAATCCTGTACTTTCCGCCATAAGCCAACTATGACCTTGTATGCAATTGGGAATACAAGCGAGTGAAGCAATAAAATATTACCGATACAAGATATAAGTCTTTACCCTTTAAAAGCATTCTTGTATTGGAATTATTAAGGAGGTATGAAGATGATACAATTTGACGGATATGAATTAACTGAAAATCAGTATAATCTTTATATCCTTAAGAAACATCTGATTAGGTATACTGGCGATATTTTAAAAGCCAATATGCTGATTGAAAAACATAAAAATAACTTATTTGGTCAAAATGGATTAGCAGTAGCACTTGGAGAGCATGACTTTGAGTTCTATTGCTTATATTTTTTACAAGATACGTTTGTACCCAAAGAAGATAATACCGCTAGAAACCTTGCACCAGTTCACCTTGAAATATGGAAAGAACTAAGCAAGATATTTATATATGATTTATACGACAAAGAGGAATTTGTACTTCCCAGAGGTTGTAGTAAATCAACAATAATCAACAAGGCTTTAAGCTGCTATACACATAGTTATAAAAAGAGTAGGTACACTATTGTAATAGGTAATAAGGAAAGTGATGCTACCCAATTTATAGATGATACTAAGCAAATGCTAAGTAATAAATACATAGTTCAAGGATTTGGAGTCTTAGTTAATAGAAAGGAAAGGACAGTTAATAAAATTGAACTTGAATTAACTAATGATACTAAAATTCAAGCCTTTTCGTGGGGTTCTTCTGTAAGAGGTACTACTTATGGATGCATAGATGGTATATTTAGACCTTCTTTAGTTATATGTGATGATATTCTTAGTGAAGATGATATTTTAAGTGATGGTGCTAAAGAAAAAGTAATTAAAAAGTATTATACAGAAATTGCCGAGGTTGGTGATACAGAAGTAATAAGAAATGGTATAAAGATTAAAGCAGCTACCAAATTTATTATTATTGGTACACCATTAGCACCAGATTGTTTCATAAATACAATTAGACAAGATAGCACATTTAAAGTGTTTAAAAGAAGTGTATGCGATTTTGATGTTGACGAATACTTTGAGAATAACCAATGTTGGCTACATTATAAAAAGATACTTCTTAATGACAAAATTGATAAAGAAGAAAAAGAGATCTTATTAAAAGAATACTATTCAAAGCATAAAGGCGAAATGGAGTTTAAGACCATTTGGGAAAAGTACCAATGTGACAAACTGGCCCAAAAGTATTTCACAAAAAGAACTGCTTTCATGCAAGAGTTAATGTGTTCCACTGAAAAGATAGGGGAAAAGTGGTTTAAGAGTATGAGAACTCAATCTAAAGAACAGATTGAGGATAACTACTTTACTAAAACAATGTTATGCGCTGACCCAGCTTCCACTATTACAAGAACTTCGGACAGTACTGCTTTGTGTGTTGGTTCACTTGCCAATAATGGTTTTAAATATGTTAGAAAAGGAATATTAGCAAAACTGGGATTTGAAGAATATTGCCAAAAGGTGGTTAAGTTATTTAAGGAATATACCCAAGTAACTCATATTTATATTGAAAAGAATACATTCCAGGGCGCTGATGTAATTAGAATAAAGGAAATTATGTATGCCGACGCTACTTTAAGGAATAGACCAGTTACATTTATCAATGAGATGCAAAGAAAAAATAAAGATAATAAAATATCTGCTATGGTAGATGATGTTAATTCTGGACAAGTCATATTTAATGAAGATGATAAGGAGTTTAATCAACAAGTATTAGATTTTGCTGGTCAACTTTATTCGCTACATGATGATGCTCCAGACGTAACAAGTGAATTTTGGAAGAGAATAGATGAAATAGAAGTCAAGCCAAGCTTTTCAATAACAACTTGGGATGAATTATATGGTTAAGGAGGTGTGTGTATGGACCAAAAGGAAATGGAATTAATAAAGAAGTGTTATGACGATTTTACAACTAAGAAAAATTACTATGACGATATAAATCGCTATTATTATGGAACTACTGATTCTTTGGTTAACTTTGTACCAAGAAAAGGGCGTTCTAATCTAAAGGCTAAAGCTAATTTTATGCAAAAGCTTATAGATGAGGAAGCACAATATAGTTTTGGCAATGATATTACGTATATTGCTAAAGATGATAACGAACAAGTTATTAAAGACATTGATTATAATTTAAGTAATAATAATGAAGATCATGATATTAATTTAGGCATAGATTTAATTAAATTTGGTATTGTTTATGAAGTTAGCTATTTGATAGAATATGAACCTAAAAAATTTAAATTTAAGAACAAAATTGTAAGTCCATTAAATGGCTATATGTATATAGTAGATGAAGAACCTAAATACTTCATACATACTTATAAAAAGCAGCTTGACAAAGAAGAGTATATAGATGTTTATACAAATAAATTTATATATCATTTTGATTCAACATGGACAGAGGTAAAACCAGCAACACCGCATTATTTTGGGATTGTACCAGTTGGTTTTGGAATGGTTGGAGGTAAGAGATATAACAATGATAAGGGTTATATTGAAGGTGATAAAACTATTTACAGAACTATAAAAACAATACAAGATGCTTTTGAAACTAATTTAAGCGATATTGTTTGTGAAATCTCAGATTTAAGGAATGCAATACTTAAACTTTATGGTGTTGAAGCTGAAAACGAAGTTGATGAAAACGGGAAAGTTATTCTTGATGAAAACGGTAAGCCACAAAAGAAACAACCAGTAATAAAAGACAATACAGTTATGTTATTTGGTGATAAAAATTCACAGGATGCAGAGTGGCTTATTAAAAATATAAATGATACTTTTATTAAAAATACTAGGGATGACTTGAAAGACCTTATTTATACTCTTACTAGTCATATTGATAGTAATGAAAAGATGCAAAGTAATCTATCCGGTGTTGCTTTAAGAAGTAGACTTCAAAGTTTAGAAGCTAAGTGTAAAATGAATGAAAAGGCTATGAAGAACATCATAAAAACTAGGTTAATTTGTTTGTTTAAGTTTTTATATTTAACTGCTAGTAAGCAATATGATATTAACTTAATAAAAATAGAGTTTACTCCTAACGTTCCAGTTGATGAAACTTCAATAGCACAAATGATTTCACAATTACCACATGAAGTTGTTTCGAATGAAACTAAGAGAAGCTGGTTACCTCGTATTGACAATCCTATTACTGAAGGTGAAAAGATTAAGAAAGAGGAAAGTGAAATGTTTGATTTAGATACAATACCCAAAGAAGGTGTTGTAAGTGAATAAAGACCAGAAGCTTTTTAGAGATAAGTTTATTGAATTTGCAGAAGAACTTTATAAACAAGGTGATAAAGAACTTTTAAATATACTTAGACAACAAAAAATAGATAGAGATAAGGTTTTAAATGAAGTTGGAATGATACTACTTAGATATAACATTCAAGACACTTCTTTAAACCTATCTCACGCTGAATATACCAAGGAATACAAGAATTTAGATATACTTATTAGTAATACTTTTGAAAGCCAGTACAACGGCGAGAAGGTGGCTACAGATAAGCTATTAAAAATGATAGCAGAAGATAAGTATTACTCTAATTCTTTTTTATTGTCTTTAGGATTAGATTTTAAGCTGAATAAAATAAAAACTAAAGATATAAAGAAAATCCTAGATGCAACAATAGAAGGTAAGAATTATAGTGATAGAATATGGAGCAATAAAAATAAAGTTGCTAAGGTTATTAAGAAAGAAATGAAAGATTTTCTACAAGGCAATACCAATGTGAATGATATTTATAAAGTTGTTAAAGATAGGTTCAATCAAAGTGCTTATATAACTAGAAGGTTAGTTCAAAATGAAGTCACTAGAGTACAAGAGGAAGTAAATAATAAATGGCAAGAGGATAACAACATTGAATGGGTGCTTTATGATGGTGCTTTAGATGATAAGATTTGTGACGAGTGCCAACAGTATGATGGTAAACCTTATAAAGTTGATGAAAAGCCTATAGATTTACCTCAACACGTTCATTGCAGATGTACTTATATTAGTTTACCAAGCAAAGAATATAAACCACGTTCAAGAATAGATAATATATCTAAAAAAGATATAAATTGGACTACTTATAAAGAGTGGAAGGAGGGTAATGTTTAATGGTATTAAAAGAAACTGTCGAAATGATGGAAAGCAAAGAATACAAAGAAAGATTTAAAGCTGAATATTATCAATTAAAAATTAGAATGAATGGATTAAGCAATATGCTTAAAAAATATAAAGAAGGAACTTTAACATTCAAGCCATCATGTAGTTATGAACTGCTACATACTCAATTAGTTTATATGGAATGTTATTTAAATTCCTTAGAAGAAAGAGCAGCAATAGAAAAAATAGAACTATAATTTAAAAAAGATAATTAGCACTTAGGAAACTAGGTACTTTTATTATGCCTTTTATAGCTTACCACAAGGCTTTAAAGAATGGGATAGTAATAATATTAAGCTGAACTTTATGGGGCATTTATGAACTGTAAGGGGCAAGGAGGAAATATGAAAAAGAGTGATTTATTAAAACTAATAGAAACAATAGCTGATGATGGGGACATAAACGAAGCAATCCTTGGGGCTGACGAGTTTAAGGGATTAGGGGAAATGGACTTATCTAAGCTAAGTGCTGATGAGTTTAAAAACTTATTAACAACAAATGAAGCAATTAAAGGTTATATGACTTCGCATGATGATAGCATTAGGTCATCTGCGGTAGAAACCTTTAAAAGTGGCAAAATGAAGGAAATTATAAACAAGGCGGTTGAAGAAGCAAAGAATGGAAAGAAAACTCCAGAACAAGAAAGAATTGAAGAGTTAGAAAAGCAATTTGCTGAATCACAAGCACAAATTCAAAGACAAAACACTATTAACAAATATACAGGAGTTCTAAAAGAAAAGGGGTTGCCTACTGAACTGGTAGATTTTGTTTATGGTGATGGTAAAGAAGAAACTATTGATAAGAATATTGAAACTTTAGGGACAGTATTCACTAGTGCTATTGATAGTGGCGTTAAATCGAAGTTAGGTACAAGTTCTTATGTACCACCAAATGATGATACTACAAACGCTCTAGTTGCAGAAGTTGAAGCAGCTATGGGACTAAAATAATTTATTAAAAGGAAGGATGATTTTTTATGGCAAATACATTAGCATACGCAAGTATATTTCAACAAACTTTAGACAAGGCAGCAGTTCAACAAGCAAGAACTGGATGGATGGAAGGAAATGCTGGAAAGGTAATTTATAAAGGCGGTAAAGAAGTAAAGATACCAAAGCTTTCTATGGATGGATTAGGTGACTACGATAGAAATGGTGGTTTTAATGGTGGTTCAGTTAATTTTGAATACCAAACTAAGCAAATGACACACGATAGAGGTAGATCATTCTCTATAGATGAAAATGACGTGGACGAAACTAATTTTGTTGTTACTGCTTCAACTATAATGGGAGAATTCCAAAGAACTAAAGTTATACCAGAAATTGATGCAACAAGAATAGCTTCCCTTGCAACTATGGCTATAGGTGTTGAAGGTGATACACAAGTTGAGTACGGATATACTCCAGCTAAGACAACTATAGTTGATAAGATTAAATTAGGAATTAAGAATATTAGAGAAGCTGGATTTGAAGGAGAGTTAATTTGTTACGTTACTTATGATGTAGCAATGTTAGTTAGTCAATATTATGGCGAAAAGTTAGCAGCAGCTACATTTGCAATTAATGGAGTTGACACAAGAGTACCAGCCATTGATGGAGTACCACTAGTAGAAATGACTTCTAATAAGATGGTGACTAAGTTAAAGTTCAATGATGGTAAAACTGGTGGACAAGAAAAGGGAGGATTTGAGAAGGCTTCTGACGGATTAAATCTTAACTTTTTATTAGTTGCTAAAGAAGCCCCAATCGCAGTTTCTAAGACTGACAATATGAGAATATTCTCACCAGAGGTAAATCAAAAAGCTAGAGCATGGGCTATGGATTATAGAAAGTTCCATGATATTTGGGTTCCAGATAATAAACTTGCTGGTATATTTGCAAGTATTAAGGAAAGTAATCCATCAGAATAATAGAGAGGGGCTTATCCCTCTCTCCTTTTTTAAGGAGGGATTAGATGTTTACAGATATCGAAATAGAAGAAATGGCAGTACTGGCCATATACAACTACTATGAGGGTGAATATACAGAAGAACAAATAAAAAATTATTTTAAGTTAGCAATTAAATTGCTTGTTAATAATGTTAAAAAGCTACTAACAATGAAAGTTACTGGGGTTAGTTCTGTAAGCCAAGGAAGTCAATCCGTGAGTTTTGAAAGCGGTGTTGAAATATTTACATTAACTCCTGATGTACTAGCTTTATTGCCAAAGAAAAAGACTTTTAAAGTGTGGTGATAGTATGATTTTCTTTGCAGATACAATTATGTATAAAACCGAAAAAACAGAAATCAACCATGCTGGGCATATAAGTACAAGCTATACAAAATTAGATGATGCTTATTATGTAAATATCCAGCCTATAGATGAAAAAGCTATAAAGTACACATGGGGAAGCGATATTAAGTCAAATTTATCTATGTATTTAGATGTGGATTTAAAAGTTGGCGATATTGTAGTGATTAACGATAAAGCTTATGAAATAGAAAAGAAAATAGCTTGGAGTACATATTCCATATATGCACTTTTAGAAAGTGATGAAGAAGTTATATGAGTTATAAGAGCAATATTCCAAGAATTAAAAAATATATTATGGAAGTTTTAGAAGATGCAAGCCAAGAAATTGGAGTTACAGAATTAGCAAATATGCAAAGTGTTACTCCTGTAAAGACTGGTACATTAAAAAGAAGTTTAACCTTTGTAAAAGCAAAAGAAGATAAAATATATTCAATCGCTTGGGGGAGTAGCATTGTTTATGCCCCAAAAGTTGAGTTTGAAAATAAAAGTTACCTAAGGTCAACTTTAAGAAGTGGCACTAAAGAAATGGAAGATATATTAAGAAAGCATTTAGGAGGGATAAAGTGAGTTATATTGAAGAAATGTCAGTTGAGGTTTGGAATAAATTAAATGAATTATCCCCCAATAATGTTTTTGATTTAATTCCAAGCGACTTTGATTTTACTAAGAAAGTAGCCGTTGAATATAAGATTGGTGAAAATGTATTGGATCAAGTTTATAAAAATCAATACACCTTGCAAATAAGAATTGTTGGCAATTTTAATAGCCAATTATACAAAATTTTAAATTTAGCTGAATTTATAGACAAGGAAATGAACAAGGCCGAAATTCTTGAATCGAGAATTACAAGAGAATCGCCTTATATGACAAGCTACAATGACGAAGACAAGTACAATGTAGTTTTACAATATTTAATTAATAGATATTAAGGAGAGTGATATCATGGCAGCAGTTGCTAAGCAATTTATTGTTGATACTCCAACTTTGTATTATGGGGATATAGAATTAAGTAATCCAGATACATGGGCGGAAACACTAAAAGGAAAAGAGTTGGGATTATCTAAAGATGGAATAAAATTCAGTTGTAAGCCAACCATTAGACAGATAGAATATGACGGAAGAATGGAAAAGCAAGTTCAAGGAATGGATAGAATAACTAAGTGGGATATATCTGCCGAGGGTGAAATTGTTCAATTCAGAAATGAATTATTACCAATATCCCTTATTAAAAAAGGCGCTACAGAAAGCACAAATTTTGATCTATATACTCCATCTAACAAAATTGAAGATGCTGACTATAAAATGTTAGTTATAGTTGGTAAAGTCCATAATTCGGACGAACCTATAATTATAGTAATAGAAAATACCTATAATGGTGAAGGATTTGAGTTTGAAGGAAAAGACAATGAAGAAAGCACAGCTACATTTACTATGAATGCACACTATAAGCAAGATAGTGATGATGTACCTTGTAAAATTTATTGCAAGAAAGCAGTTGTATAGGATTAGGGAAACCTAGTCCTTTTTATTTTATAGAAAAGAGGTTTGAGTATGAAAATAACTACACAACAATGTATTTCGATAATAACATTCATAAATAAAATGGGTATCTATGGGAAATTAATAGAATCGGTGAAAAAGATAACTAGAACTAGCTTAGACGAAGAAATTCTAAATAGAAATATAGCAGATAAGTTAGGGGATAAAAAGTCGGACTTAACAGAAGTAGCTAAATTTCTTATGAATAATCCAGAAATTGCAGAAAAGAAAAATAAATTGAAAGAAGAGCAAGATGGAATGTTGTTTGAGATAGTATTTACTATTATCGAAGGTATTCCAAAGGCAGAGACACAATTTTACAAAACTATTGCAGACATAAAAGGAACAGATGTAGAAACTGTTAAAAATGCAGATGCTTCGGAAACAGTAGAGTTTATAAAGGAAATAATAAATAGCGAGACTTTTATGGGTTTTTTCAAGTTTTCTATGAAATAGAAAGTATAGGTGGAAATTTAGTAGGAATATTACTAAAATACAATATTTATTTTAATGTTTTAAATATGCCAATCGATGAAAGCTTACCTTTAATTTTTGCAATAATAAAAACCCATTATGAAGATAGGCATCACAAAGAATGGCTTTTAAGTTGTCTTATAAGTAATTTTAATGGCGATAAAGCTTGTACTTATAATGAGTATATTGGAATTAATAAAAGTATTGAAACTACCAAAAAAACTATTGATGAAATAAAAGCAGAAAATGAAAAAATATTAGAAAATTTCTTCAAATAATTCCAAGCAAGGGGGGGTGAATATATGGCAGAAGCTTTTGTGTTAGAAGGAAAAATACTTTTAGATGCGCAAAGAGTAATTAATGATTTGGAAAAAGTAGACAACAAAGCTAAAAATACAGGAAATACCTTCGATAAGATTAGTAGAAAAATTGGCGACTTTGGTAAATCCTTAGATAAATGGGTTACTAGAGGTTTAACTGCAGGTGGTGTAGCGCTAGGTGCTTTTGGAATAAAGGCGATAGACACCGCTAGTGATTTACAAGAAGTACAAAACGTAGTTGATACAACTTTCAAATCTAATGCAAGTATAATTAATCAGTGGGCAAAAGAAGCGCCAGAAGCTATTGGTATGAGTGAATTAGCTTATAAACAATATGCTGGAACAATGGGTGCTATGCTTAAAAGTATGGGGATGACTTCTGAACAAACTAAAAACATGAGTGGAAATATAGTTGATTTAGCTGGTGATATGGCATCTTTCTATAACTTAGATCACGAAGTTGCTTTTGAAAAAATAAGAAGTGGGATTTCTGGGGAAACAGAGCCATTAAAACAACTTGGTATTAATATGTCGGTTACCAATTTAGAAGCTTACAGATTGGCGCAAGGACTTAAGAAACCATACAATCAAATGTCACAGAGCGAACAAGTTATGCTTAGATACAATTACCTATTTGAACAAACTGCAGATGCACAAGGTGACTTTAGTAAAACCAGTGATGGATTTGCCAACCAACTTAGAATTTTGCAGTTGAGATTTCAAACTTTAGCTGCCGAGATTGGTGAGAAATTAATGCCTCACGCTTTAAAATTTGTTAGTTGGGCGAATGAAAATATAGATAAATTACCAATATTAGTAGGTATTTTAGGGGGATTATTAGTCACAGTAAAAGGATTTTTTATAGTGACTAAAATAGTTGAAGCAATGCAAACATGGAAAAAGGTAACAGAGGGTGTGACTGTTGCACAAATTGCTTTAAATACTGCTACAAAGGCAAATGTAATAGGAATTTTAATCAGTGCAATTATTGCGTTAGTGGGGTATTTGACTTATTTATGGAATACAAACGAAAACTTTAAGAATGCAGTTATTTCCGCATGGGAATTAGTAAAAGAAAAAGCCATAGAAGTATTTACGAGAGTGGTTAGTTTTTTCAAGGAAGATATACCTAATGCCATAAAGTCTGCAAAAACTTTCTTTACCGAAAAAGTGCCAAATTATTTTAGTGAAATGGGAACTAAAATCAAAAACAAAATTAAGTTAATAGGTGATTCTATTAAAGCCTTTTTTACAGAAACAATACCAGGAATATTTAATGATATAGGCGATTGGTTTAGTGGGCTTCCATATATGTTTGGTCAATGGCTAGGTGCTGTTTATTTGCAATTTGTTGCTTGGGGGAACAGTATATCAAACTTTTTTACAGTTACAGTACCTAAATGGATTGATGATATAGGAATGTGGTTTAGCAATTTACCAGAAAGAATAAAGGTTTGGTTTAATCAATCAATAGCAGATGCAAGGCAATGGCTAAGTGATATGTATATATCATGTCAAACATCTATAAGTCAATTTATAAGTGACGTTGGTATATGGTTCAGCCAATTACCAGGAAGGGTTAAAACTTGGTTTATCGAAACAATATCAGCCACAAAACAATGGGGTAGCGATATGTATAATACTGCTAAAACTCATGTAATGGATACAGTTAATGGTATAGTTTCATGGTTTTCAGACCTACCTAGTAAAATGTTAGACATTGGAAGGAACATAGTTGAAGGTATAGCAAATGGAATAAAATCGGCTAAAGATTCTGTTATGAATACAATTACCGGTATAAAAGATGGTATAGTAAATGGGTTTAAGAACAAATTAGGAATTCACTCGCCTTCTAGGGTAATGAAAGAGGAAGTTGGTAAGTATATTCCACAAGGCATTGGACTTGGAATTGAAGAAGAAAGTAAAAAAACTGATGATACAATTGAAAAAATGATTAATAGAACAGTAGCAATTAGTTCTAAAGTTGCAGTAAATCCAACAAATACTAAGCCTTTTATATCAAATGATAATAAAAATTCAATAACAAATGAACTTTTAAAAACTATGATTCAAAAATTGGATATAATAGCGAATAAGAACCCTAATTTGGAGGTTGATGGTAGAGAATTAATGAGAGTTGTTGCACCTTATCAAGACGAATTTGAAAGTTACAATAAAGGATTTGGAATAGCATAGGAGGGGATTTAATGTTAAACAGATTTATATTTAATGGAAAGAAAAATTATAGTGATCTAGGTTTGTTAGTTAAGTCCCCAATTAATATTCCTATTACCCAAGAAAAAGTTACAGATGAAGAAGTTGAGGGAAGAAATGGAACTTTAACCATAGCAACTGGTGCATATCCTAACAAAATACTAGATATAGAGGTGGGGTTGGAAGATAACTCCGAGTTTTGGAAATACTTCGACCAAATAGATGACTGGCTAACTAATATAGAAGATAATAGATTAATTTTATTAGATAGGCCTAATAAGGCTTATAGAGTTAAAAGAGTTAATAAAAGTAATTGGGTAAAGGAATTAAAATGGGAAGGTACAACAACCTTGTCTTTTCTATGTGAACCATTTCTTACAGAGATTGAAGAATATCCAATAAATATATTAAATACAAATAACTTTTACTACCAAGGAACATACCAAGGTGAGGTTAATTTAAAGATAAAGGCTACCGGGAATATACAGATAGTATTTAACGGAGAGCCTTTTATTATTGAGGGAGTTAATGGCTTTATAGAAATAGATGGAAAAATCCCAAGGTGTGTAAATGAAGATGGCACAAACCATGATTTTACCGCTACATTCTTTCCAACCTTACAAAGAGGTAATAACACTATAGAACTTATCGGAAACATTACAGAAGCTATTATGTTGCCTAATACGGCATATGTGAATTAGGAGGTGCTTTTATGAATGGAAATATAATTAAAATAAGTCATTTCCCCAAAGGCACTCCTAAAGATACTGTTTTAACTAAGACAAGAACTGTATTAGATAATATCTGTAGGAGTTGCACAGTTGAGGAAGATATAACAAGTGGTAATTATAGATTAGATGCGGAGTTTTTAGTGGATAACCAAGGACTATGGAATGAATTGATAGAAGAAAGTATATTGAAAGTTCAACTGGATTATGGAACAGAAATATTTGTGATTAAAAATGTTAAAAAGCAAAGTAGATATATTTCAGTAATAGCATTACAAATTACAATTTATCAATCTTTCGGTTTATGGTTAGAAGATGTAAGACCAACCAATACAAATGGACAAGGGGCATTAAGTCATATGCTTACTAATGCTATAGGAAAGAAAAAAGAAATAGTATTACAATCTAATATTCCTGTAATGAACACTGCTTATTATCAACGCAAAAGGCTACAGGAAGCGTTATTTAGTGCTGACAATAGTTTTATTGAACGTTGGGGCGGTGAGGTTCGAAGAAGGGGTTACACACTCTCTATAAACGATAGAATCGGAATGGATAGAAAGGTTGTTATTCGTAGAGGTAAAAACCTAACAGGATTTGAAGGAACTACAGATTTAGACCAGCTTTGTACCATGGCGAAGGGCGTGGGATTTGACGGAATTACCCACGAAGGGTATATAATGTCCCCGCTTGCAGAGCAATACGACCAGTATTATCCTAGAGAGTTTAAATATGATGATGTAAAAGTCAAAACAGAAAATGATACAGAGGGATTTGACACACTAGAGGAAGCACAAGCAGAGTTAATAAGAAAGGTTAAATTAGAATACTCTAAAAACCATGTTGACGAATTAAGGGCAGAATACAACCTTAGTTTTATACCACTTTCTATGACAGAGGAATATAAGCATTTAGCAAGTGAAACCATTTATTTAGGTGATACTGTTAAAATTCAAGAAACACTTCTAGGCATAGACTTAAAAGTTAGAGTTATTAGCAGAAAGTATGATGTTATGAAGCAAAAACCACTTTCAATGACTTTATCCAATATTCCAATCGAAGAGAAAAGAACTACAGTAAGCGACAGTGCTATTATTAAGCAACTTAAAGACCAAATAAAGCAAAATAATAATTCTGTAGCAGAGTATGTACAAAGCATGATTAATAGTGGAGCTACAAATTCCTATGTGCTTTATAGACAAAACGAAATATTGGCTATGGATAATAAGGATATAAATAGTGCAATAAATGTAGTTAGGCTTAACAAACATGGACTTGCCTTTTCTCAAACTGGTTATTATGGTGAATATACTTATGGATTTACTATAGATGGAGTTTTAAATGCTAGTCTTATAAGAACTGGAATATTAACCGCTATATTAATACAAAGTGTTAGTGGGGATTGCAGTATAAATCTAGAAACAGGGGAAGTTAATTTTAATAAAGGAAGTATAAAAGGTCCGGGGATAGATATAAGTTTAAATAATGGATATGTAAGGACTTTTGCTACAATAGCTGGTGAAATATTTGAAGTAATGTTATCTCAAGGTGGAATTAAATCTAATCATAGTCTTTCGCTGAAAGCACAAGAAAAAATGAATTTAGAGAGTACTGGAAATTGGTTATATCTACTTTGCCAAGAAGGCGCAAATAGTGCTAAATGGAGCAATATCTTAATGAGTAAAGATAATATAATAATTAGTGCTGATGGTGGCAGCAGTGGAAAAGTGCTTATAAATGGTAAGAATGGCGTTGAAATAAACGGGCGAGAAATAACTTCGACTTTAAATAATATAGAAACTGTGATGTTAAGAAGTGAGGGGATTATATGATAAGTGAATTTTATGTAGAGTGCTTAGCAAAGAAAATTATAAATAAAGAAATAAATCTCTACACTAATAATCCTTTCTGCCTTGAAGATATAAAAAAAGAGGAATATATAGAACCAGTTAAGATGAAAATAGAGGAAATGGAGGAATTTGATAATGGTTTATCCAAATAGGGTTGCTTTAAATATAAACCAAAAATATGTTATGCCAATTCCATATACACAACAAGGGGACACCGCAAGAGTATTAACTTTTAACATACTCGATAAAGGCGTTCCTTTTAATTTGACAGGAAAAACAGTTAGGGCAAAGATACTTAAGCCAGATAACACGAAATGTTACAACGACCTAACTATTACAAATGCTACTGGTGGGGAATGCAATTTAAAACTTACAAACCAAGTTTTAGCAGTGGCTGGAAAAGTTAACTGCCAACTAGAAATAAAAGAGGGGGAAGAACTTCTAAGTACAATTATATTTCCCATAGATGTTGAACCTAGTATAGATGTAAATGGAGCAGTAGAAAGCACTAACGAGTTTACTGCTTTATTGAATGGAATTATTAAATTAGATGAATGGGACAAATACTTTAAAGAAACAAGTGGGGCAATAGAAGAAAAATATACCGAAAGATTAAATGGACTTGGTTCGTCCTTGGAAGAAAATGCAAAATTAATAAAATGTACTGATGGTGAAGCAATAACACTAGAAATTGCTAGTTATTCAAGTAGTGGTTTTAAAATAAAATTTCCAAGAGGTATATTAGAAATAACACAACCTATATATGTATGTGAGGGAGCAGAAATAGATTTTAATTATTGTACAATAAAAAGAAAAACCGGAACAACTCCATTTGATATGATTAAAACTGCAAATCCCATAGCTGGTTTTACTGGATTAAAACTAAAAAATCTAATTATAGATGGAAATAAAGACATTGATAATTTAACACCTGTAACGCCCGCGCATAGATTTAGTGGGCTAAGGTTAGACAAAGTAAAAGATTTTTATTTGGAAAATATAACTGTAACTGGAACTGTTAATGCAGAAAATAAAAGTAGTGATGGATTTCCAGCTAGTGGAATATTCTTTGTTAATTGCGAAGGTGAAGCACACAATATAAATGGATATAATAACGACAGAACTGCTATATTTTTATGGAATTCAAATGTTCAAATATATGGTGGAGTAACACACGATAACAAAGGAAGTGGAATCAGTTCCGATAATTCAGATTATAGCGGATATTTTAATCTAGTTAGTTATAATAATGAATATTCTAATATAAGTATAAATGGGCTATATTCTAAAGCTAGTAATATTTTGACATATAATAGTAAATATAGTGGTCTTAACGTTGGACACAATGGATATCCAAGTGATTTTTCTCAAATTAATAATATTATTTCATATAACAACGCGTATGAAGGATACACTATAGGAGGTTCTAAATTTGTTCAATCTAACAACATTGAAACTTTTGGAAACACAAGACATAATATTAGGATATTTGATGGAAGTTCTAATTGCAAACTATTAAATATAAATTCTCACAAAAGTGGTGATGGGTTTGGGGTATTCTTTGAGACAGGAATAGGACACATGATAGACAATGCTAGTGTAAATTCAAATGCAGAAATGGGAATTTACTGTCAAGAAAATACTGGAGTAAATATAGGAAATAATGTTGAGTGTAATAATAATGGTCAGAAAACAAAAACTGGTAGTGGTATAGTTTTAAATAAAGTATTAAATGCAAATATCGGAACTGTAACTTGTTGTGATACCCAGACTGAACAAACACAAGAAAGTGGAATTTGGTGCGCATCATCACGTAATGTTATTATTAATCAACCTAAATTAAAAGGAAATAAAACATATGATATAAGAATGACCGGTGAAAATATAAATTTAAAAAGATATATAGAAACAGAACCTATGCCCCTAGTTTCAGAAAATGATTGGATAGTAACTGCAAGATATGAAAGAACAATAGATAACACTGTAATAATTCAAGGATTTGTAAATGGTGGTAGTCCAAAAACTGTTTGTTCTACTCTTCCAGTAGGTTTTAGGCCTGATAGCACTATGAAATTTACATCATATAAAAATGATAATTCTATTGGAGTTATACAAATAAATCCCAACGGGGAAATAACACCATTATCATTTAATGATTTACAAAGCTTTTCAATAAGTTTTAAACAGAGAAGTTAATTTACAATATATACATATAATGATAAAATAAATGTGGGAGGGGTAAAATGAAAAAATTTTTTATATACTTAAATTATATTAGAACTCTTTTTGTATATATTGTATTCTGTTTGTTAAAAGAATCAAAAAAATTAATAGTTAGTGATATTGATAGATGGTTTGAACTACTAAAAATTAATAAAAGTAATAATTTTTATAATATAACTTATTTATTTTTGTACAAAAAGGAGTTTAGAAACTTATTTTATAATAGAGTGAAGCAAGAAAAGTATTATTTATCAAAAATGATAAAAATTTTATATCCTGAAGAAAAAACTTTATTTATTAATACAAATAAAATAGGGAAAGGCTTATTTATACAACATGGATTTGCAACAATAATAAGTGCTAAAGAGATAGGGGATAATTGTTGGATTAATCAGCAAGTAACTATTGGATTTAATGGGGATGGGAATAATCCTGTAATAGGTAATAATGTAAAGATAACTGCAGGAGCAAAAGTAATTGGAAAAATAAAAGTTGATGATAATAGTGTTATAGGAGCAAATGCAGTAGTAGTTAAAGATGTACCTAAAAATGTTGTAATGGGTGGTATTCCTGCTAAAGTAATAAAAAAGATATCATAGACCGAAAGGACGACATAACTTAATAAAAGATTTAAGAGAGATTTAGAGGAATTCTAAGTCTCTTTTTTAATGCAAAGAAAACGAGGTGTGAAATGGAAAGTGAATTAATTAAAGTAATGACTAATCAAGGGGCATGGGCGTTGTTATTTTTATTTATGCTTATTTATGTGCTTAAGACGACAGGGGAAAGAGAAAAAAGATACCAGGGATTGTTAGATACATTAGCTGAAAAATTCAATGTAGTTGAAAATATCGAAGATGATGTGAAGGAAATAAAAAATAAATTAAACAAATAAAAGGGAGAGTGTTTTTAATGAAAGAAAGAATTGTAAAAAAGCTAACAAGTGCTAGATTTTTAATGGCTATAATATTCACATTAGTTATAAGCTACATGGCTATAACTGGAACTATAAGTGGGGAGCAGTTCGTGCCATTAGTAACAATGGTAGTTGCTTTCTACTTTAGTAGAGATAAAGAACAAAGTATTAACCAAGAGGGGTAATATCCCCTCTATTCTATTTTAAGGAGGTATTTTATGAACGGAATTGATATAAGTAATCACAATGGTTCTATAGATTTCAATAAAGTTAAAGCTGATGGAGTGGATACTATAATAATGAAAGCTACAGAGGGCGGAAGTTATTTAGACCCAATGCTAGAAGAAAATTATAAACAAGCTTTAGATAAGGGATTTAATATTGGTTTTTATCATTTCCTTTACGAGTTATCAGATGCAAAAAGACAAGCTAACTGGTTTTGGCAGAATATTAAAGATAAGAAGTTTAATGTTATTCCAGTTTTAGATGCAGAAAGAAATAACAATAATAAGTTTAATAGAGAAACTTATACTAAGTTTTGTTTAGAGTTCTTAGAGGAATTTAAAAGGTTAAGTGGCATAGAATGTATTCTTTATACTTACACCAGCTTTGCTAATAGCTTAATGGATAGCAGATTAAAGTCTTATAAGCTATGGGAAGCTAATTACTATACCAATAATGGTCAAAGACACAATAGAAAAGGGCTAACTAATATATGGGGTAAGGATATAGTAGGTCACCAATATACCAGCACTGGTAGGATAAATGGAATAAATACAAATTGTGATCTAAACGACTTTGAGGAAAATATTTTATTAAATAAGATAGAAAAGCCACAAGAAAGCAAACCGGTAAACAATCCAGTTAAGGGGGAATCAAAATTGTTAGAACAATGTAAGAAACACGTATTAAATTTTGGGGATAGTGGTACTTTTGTATTTTTAGCACAAAGTGCTATGAAAGCATTAGGATTATACAATGGAGTTGTAGACGGTTCATATGGTCCAGCTAAGGGAAACGGAAGTTTTTATCAAGCAGTCGTAAATTTAAATTCTAAGTTAGGATATAAAAACGATTCTAGATTAGGACCAGCTTGCTGGACTTATATACTAACTAAGTAGTATAATGTATTTGAAAATTTAATTATCTATTTTATCAAAGCCAGTGGGTGGGGAGAAATCCTTGCTTACTGGCTTTTTTATTTACATTCTTGACAAATAAATCCAATATAATACAATAAAAATAAGAAGTATTGAAAGGGATATATATATGAAGAGAAAATTAAGTATATTATTAAGCGGATTTTTATTATTAGGGTTAGTTGGTTGTGGAGGAAGCAAAACATATGAACCAGCACTATCAGATACTGGTGTTATTTATGTAAGTAAAAGCAATCAAAATGCAGATGGAACAAATGCTAGTATAAATGTAAAGAGCGTTACTAAAGATGGTGATTCAATTATAATAGAAACTGATAATCCTACAGAACAAATAAGTTATGCTAATAATAACTTTTTAGCATTCACATTAATTGATGAAGAAGGGAAAGAATACACTAATATTTCTGGAAAAGTAACTGATAATAACGGAAGTGCAAAAATAACTGTAAGCGGTGAAGATACTGGAAAGGGTAAGTACATTCAAATAATGCCTTACAAAAGTGATGATAAATACATAGAATTTGAAGTAAAATAAATTATACACCATTTTTACACCATAGTTATTAATAATTATATATTGGTAAAGAATAGTATGGTGGTGAAAATGACAGTATTGCTACATTTAAAGACTTTTATATATAATTATAGTTTATATAAAATAGAATCAGGGGTTCGATTCCCCTAGGGACTACCATTCAAGCTATACCAATGCTTTAAAAGTTTTGGTATGGCTTTTTTTAATGTCTAGGAAATCATAAAATTTTAGTAAGACTAATTTTTAGATGTGTAGGGTTTTATTGGGTTTTTGTAGAATTAGTTTTTTTATAATATATTAGAAACTAACCCTAGTGTGTCTACATAAGAAATATAGAGTATTATTGCAATATATAAAGAGATTTAAAGATAAAATTGTTATATTTACATTTTAATATACTAATGATAAGAATATAGATGATATTATAAGTCTCGTTCCTCAGCACAAGAGGTCGCAACAAAAGATAAAAAAGTTGTTGACAAGTTTCGATGAGGGTGTTAAGATAAGCAAGTCGCTTGAGTGCGACACACAAATTGGTCTTTGAAAATTGAACAGAATATAAAGTTAAAAACCAGCAATTCTTTTTT